TCCAGAATGGAGAAATGTCATACGACGACCTCTGGACTTCCGTAAACGGAATGCTCGCATACTTTGAGTCCTACGACGACCATAATCGTGTGCTTCGGTTGCGTAGGCTTTTTTATTCGGTTTTCGGTTTTTCGCCGGAACGAATTGAAAACTTTAGAGAAAGAGGAAAAAAGGATGAAATATGTTGTGCATAGACGCTTCAAGGACAAAGCAATTTGCGGCGAAGTAAATCTCCCCGCTATGACCATGTGTGAAGAAGCCAATGGATATATCTTCCACGGTGACAAGCTCCTCTGCGTTGTAACAAGCGAGAACGCGCATCAGTTCTTTGCCCGTGACGACGATGGCGCAGGAATGCTCCGTGGAAAATTAACACAAGCCATTCAAAAGACGCTTGCCAAACGCGATGCAAACTACCAGAACCGGTGGGACAAGGTTTGGGACGACCCTGCTTGTCAGCCGTACAAGCGCATCGAGTACGCAGATTTCTGGCTGTGGAACCACGACTTCTTCAATGCCGATATTGATTCGCTCCGACACATCGCAAAGTTGGTAGGAGCAAAGGAGGTTGCTTAAATGTATCGAATTATCACACTGGACGGAACCGAGCTTGGTATGACCGACTCTGTTCTGTACATCAAAATCACTGAGAGTGGCAGCTTCGCCCCGACCACTAAAGACGAAGCCATCGGTGTTGCCTTTAGAAGCACGCCTTACAATCTCGTAGGTCATTCTGACATCGAGGGTGCCGACACCGTGGTCGTTACCAAATGTGACGGTGGCGCTCTGGTTGCCCATCAGCGTGACCTCGTTGACGAATTGATTCTTTCTGCGCTGGAGGTGTAACCGATGAAAGAAAAACTGAAAGCTATGTACCAGTCTGGCGTTATCGATATGAATGGTCTTTTGAAGGCTGTCGAACGTGACTGGGTCACGATGGAGGATGTAATTGAGATTGTCGGAGAGGATAACTCTCTTGCTGTTATCAAGGCAGCAAAGATTGCAGAAATCTCCAAGAGTTGCAATGCCATCATTGTTGCCGGTATTGATTTGGAGCTGACACAGGGTGCTGTTCATTTTAATCTTAGCATCGAAGACCAAGCAAATATCGCAAACTTGTTCCGTGTCGTTGAACTTGGCGGTACAGAGTTCCCGTATCAATCGGATGGCGGTGTCTGCCGTCTCTACACAGCCACAGAAATTGCCCAAATCTACATTGCGGCGCAGACCCTTATTACAACTCAGACCACTTATCACAATGCTCTAAAGGCGTATGTACAGTCTTTAGATGGTGCTGAAGAAATCTCCGCCGTCACATATGGTATGACTCTGCCTGAACCGTATCTGTCTGAGATGAACGCAAAGCTCGCTGTTGCACAGGCTCAGATGAACGCTATCATGGCAAAGCTCGGCAACTGATATGAAGCGGCTAAAGATATGTCTCAAGCTGCTCGTGCTTGCTGTTATTGGCGGCGCAATTTATGTCGGCATTGAGATGCTTTGGCGTGGGCACAGTCATCCATCCATGTTTATTCTCGGTGGACTGTGCTTTGTTTCTATTGGCTTAATCAACGAGCTCTTCCCGTGGGAATTAGGAATCGTGTGGCAAGCCTTAATCGGCGGAACGTTGGTGACCTGCCTTGAGTTTATCACCGGCGTTATCGTGAATATATGGTTGAAGCTGGGAGTCTGGGATTATTCTGGACTCCCGCTTAACATTTTGGGGCAGGTCTGCTTGCCGTTCTATTTTGCGTGGGTTGGCTTATCTGTCGTGGCAATCGTGTTTGACGATTATCTCCGCTATTGGTTTTTCGGCGAAGAGAAGCCGCATTACAAGATTGTCTGATTATAAAACAATGCTTTTATCGAGGAGGTGGTTCGCATGAACGCCGACGAAAAAATCTGGCGCTATCTGAAATCTGCTGGTCTGAATGATTTCGGCGTCGCGGGTTTGATGGGGAATCTTTTTGCAGAGAGCGGACTGAATCCCAAGAACCTCCAAAATACATACGAGAAGAAACTTGGCATGACTGATGAAGAATATACTGCCGCCGTCGATAGCGGCAGTTATTCCAACTTTGTGAAAGACAGTGCCGGTTACGGATTAGCTCAGTGGACGTACTGGTCACGCAAGGACGCTCTCCTTGCCTCCTGTAAAGCCGCAGGAGCGTCCGTAGGGGACATGGATGCCCAGCTCAACTTCCTGCTTAAAGAGCTGTCTGTGGGCTATTCTGGGCTGCTGAGCACCCTCAAGAGCGCATCGTCTATCCGTGAGGCATCCAATGCTGTTCTTCTCCAATTTGAACGTCCTGCCAATCAGGGACAGAGCGTCCAAGAAAAACGAGCCAGCTACGGACAAGCTTATTACGACAAGTTCGCTGGCAAAATCCAAATCAATACACCAGAACAGGAAGGAGGATGCAAGTTGAAAATTGTAGACAACCTGACAACGGTTAACTTCCGTTCAGGCAACATGACTCCGAAGTACATCGTCATTCATTATTTCGGTGCGCTCGGAACTGCAAAGAGTGTCTCTGAATATTTCAAGACACCGGGTATTCAAGCGTCTGCCCATTATGCGCTTGACGAGGGCGATACCATCTATCGCTGTGTCCGCGATAAGGACATCGCATGGCACTGTGGTGCGAACAAGTACAAGCACCCTGAGTGCCGCAACTCTAACTCCATCGGGATTGAAGCACGCCCTTCCAAAATCAATCGCAAAAGGGTTATGGCTTCTGATACCGATTGGTATTTCGAACCAAAAGTTGTGGACAACCTCGTATGGTTGACAAAGAAACTGATGGCTCAGTACAACATTCCTGCCGACCACGTTATCCGTCACTACGATGTGACTGGAAAACTCTGTCCGAGACCGTGGTGCTGCGCCGACACGAACGTCTATTACAAGACGAGCGGCGACAAGCAGTGGGAAGAGTTCAAAAAGAGAATCAGCGACGGCAAAGAGGAGGATGAAGATATGACTCTGGACACATTCAAGGAACTGATGAAGGAGTACCGTGCAGAGCTGCAGGACAATGACTGCGGCACTTGGAGCAAGGAAGCTCGTGAGTGGGCTATCTCCAACGGTCTCATCAATGGCACTGGCACTGAGGTGAATGGTGAACCCAACTATGCTTGGGCTGACCAGCTTACCCGTGAACAGGCTGCTGCTTTGTTCTATCGTTTTGCAAAACTGATGGGTAAAGCGTGATGGCTACATACAGCGGCAGCAGACAGCAAGCAAGGCGAAGGAGAAAACGCACAAGCAAACAGGACGCTTTTTCAAAAAAGCTGATTGACGATATCCGCTCCCTTCTGTGGATTGTTACAGTCGGTGGGTTACTTTTAGCGTTCTATTGTGTAAAGCGGAACTATACCGGAGCGCTGCCGTGGATTGGGGCAATGGTTGGATTGCCGTGGTCGGCACATGGCGTGGTATGCGCATTTTATTTGAACCTGTGTAAATCTGACCATTCTGCCGGTGGTATCACATTCGAAAGCGCAAAGGCAAAAGGCTTCGTCGAAGACCCAAGCTGGGAGAGTCCAGCAATCTAAGGTGAAGGGCGGCACCTGAAATCCGCCCCACTACCTTTTAGAGAGGAGTTTGCATATGGAATTTATTGTGGAGAACTGGTATGTAATTGTTACTGGCATTGTGTTTATCGTTGGCGGCGTTATGGCTGTCCTGCGTTGGCGCAACCTGTCCACCGACAAGAAGTACGAGCAGATTCGTGGATGGCTTCTGCAGGCTGTTCTTGGCGCTGAGCGCGAGTTCGGTTCTGGTACGGGCAAACTGAAGCTGTCTTCTGTTTACGACAAGTTCTGCGAGCGTTTCCCTTGGTTGGCAAAGGTCTTGCCATTTGAAACCTTTAGTAAATACGTTGATGATGCCCTGAGCGAAATGAAAGACGTGTTGAAACAGAACTCTGCTATTGCCTCCATAGTCGAACCGAATGAAGGGAGCAAATAAAACAGAGGAGGTTTCTCTTATGACTGAGCAAGAGACCGTCATGCTGATTGAGACTGAGCAGCGATGCAAGTCCAATACGCACAGAATTGACAACTTGGAAAATGAGCTGAAGGAAATCCAGAGCGAGCAGAAGGCTATCTATAAAATCGCTACTTCCGTTGAGCTCATTGCGCAGCGTGTCAGTAATATCGAGGGCAAGGTGGACGACACCAATCGTAAGGTAGATGCGCAGGCAAAAGCGTGGCAAGAAACCGAGCGTAAGCTGTCTGAGAAGGTTACTGAGACAGAGAACCAACCGTACAAGCAGATTGCAAAGAATGTGAACAGCGTCAAGGTTGCAATCATCACTTGCATTTGTACATTGCTTGTGTCGGGTATTATCGGAGCAATCATCGCATTTGGAAAATAACATCTGAGAATATTTTGTGGGTGTAAATATTCTTTGAAGGCGGCAGCAGGACTGCCCGCCGCAGCGTTGAAGCAAGTGATGGGGTCAGCATCCGTACACTTGTGGAGCTTGACCGAGGGTTATGCGGTTCCCACAGGCTGACGTAGGAGAAATCCGAAAGAAA